CTCAGGCCTTGGTGCTGCGTCGGATGCTGCCGGTGATCGGTTGGTTGCGAGCGCGCGGTGTGGTTACCACTTCGACCTTTCCCCCTGATTTGCGGAACGCGGCAAGGTGGGCGGCCAGCACCGCGGACTCGCGCGCCTTCTCGTTGGGGTCAGATGGCACGTACCCGGATGGTGCCCTGACGAAGGTGGCCAACTGAGCGGTCGCCCATGCGCATCGCTGGGTCATGGCCGCCCCCCGGTTTGAACGACACCGCAGTCGTTCAATTCGATGCCGGCATCGGTGGGTACGACCAGGTGATCGTCGGCCTGGCTGCAGCGCACCAAGCCCAGCGCCATCAGCTGCCACACCGTGCTGGTGGCGTAAGCCTGGCCGTGTTCGTCCGGGTGTGAGGAGTCGCAGCCCACGTAGCCGCCGGTGCCAGCCGTCAGGCCATTGCAGCGGATGGTGGATTTCAGGCAAAGCTTCGCCGCTGGCGGCAGAGCCGCCATTTCAAGAACAGGCATGGGTTGTTACCTCAGTGGTCTGCGGGGATCGGCAGGGTGTCCAGCAGGTCTAGCTGACAGCCGCTGTGTTGGATCCGGTAGGCGCGCTGCGCGATTTCGCGGGCGTATGCCGGGCTGGGGGGAAGGTCAGATGGTGGTGCGTGCGGCAGGCCGCTGGGGCTGGCGATGCCGGTGAGCTCGGTGTGGCCGGTGTATGAGGCCGCACACACAGGATTGGGGCAGATGAACGAGTCGTGCCTGAGGTGTTCGTGGGTGAGGTGGCTGGTGCGCTTCACTAGGGCGGTGCTGCAGAAGTCGCATCTGAAAACCACTTTCCGACGTGTGCCGTGAGCAGACATGGCGCGCCTCAGTTCGTGCTGGCTTCGGCGGCGCCGGCCTTGATGCCCAGCGCGACGGCAGCGCGGTGCGCTTCACCACGGCGGCCTTTGTTGCGGCCTGCGAGGACCAGGTACGCCGCACGCGGTTCCAGTTTGTTGGCCCGGGCGAACTCGGCAATGGAGATGCCTTGGCGGTCGAGCTCGGCGCGGACTTCCTTAACGGTTTTCAGGACAGGTTTGGACATAGCAGGCACGAAAGGGTGAAAATTGTGTATGGCGGTAAAGATAGTTCGAAAAAACAAACCAGTCAATGATCAGGTACGAAAAATGATAGATGTTGAGCATCCAGAGCACGGCGTTGGCCCCCGGCTCCGCGCAGAGCGGGACCGGCTGGATCTGTCCCAGGACACGCTGGGCACGCATGGGGGAAAGAACAAGCAGACCCAGATGCGCTATGAGAACGGCCTCAACTCGCCGACGGCCGCGTACCTGCACCGGATCAGCGAGCTCGGCATCGACATTGGCTACGTGCTGACCGGGTTCCCGTTCGAGCTGCGAGACGATGAGGCGGAAGTACTGTCGCGCTTCCGTGCTGCCTCGCCTGAGCTTCGCCGCGCTGCGTTGTCCGTGCTGGCGTCGGGCGGGGTACCGGCCGCAGCGGCGCCGTTGGTTGGCGGCAGCAACTCTGGCCAGGTCAACGCGGGGCCGGTGACACAGCGGGATGTGAGCATCACCGTGGGGTCGAAGAACCGCCGGGGCAGCAAACCATCGAAGTAAATATTGGGCAGCTGGTTGTGGCTTTCGGGGAGCGTAGCCAGTGCCGCAACGGGCAGTCAGAGGGGATAGCGTCAATTTGATGCATTGCGGCATCGAGTGATGCAGCCTTCGACGTGGCTCACATTTCCGTCTAGAAGAAGTGGTGCATCAACAGGGGGAAGCAAGAGATGGCGTCAATGATCTTGACGTGGGTGGGGGCCGGCTCTCGCTTGGCTTATCACGCCTTCGAATCGGCGATACTCAAGTCTGTGGTCTTCCCAGACAAGCGGCTGCACCCTGCAAGATTGCAGGAAAAATACGACAAGGAAGAATGATGAGAGCCGAATTTTCCGGATACTTTGAGCCAGGCGAAAAGGACGTTTCGCGCTTGTGGAAAAACGCCACTATTGCGCTGGATACGAACGTGTTACTTGGGCTGTATCGCATGCCTGAAGCGTCGCGGAAGGAAATCCTTGACGTCCTGCGGAGTGTCGGTGATCGCATATGGGTTCCCTATCATGTGTTGGTCGAGTACCACAGCAATCGACTCAGTACGCTGCGCGAAGAATTCGAGGCGGCGGAGAAGATGGAGCGAGAATTTAAAGCCGCTTTCATAGAGTTCAAGGCAGTGGTGACCGAAGAGAAGGTCACCAAGCGTGCATGCTGGCCGGACCTATCTGAGAAGTTCAATGAGATAGAGGTCAAGGCAAAAGAGCTCTACGCGATAGCGCGCAAAGAGCGCGGGAACTATATCGCTCCGAGCCAGGACGACGAAATTCGTGATTTTCTGGAAGAGCTGCTGGCAGGCAAAGTTGGTCCCAGACCCATGAATCAGGAGGCGGTCAAAGCCGCCGAAGCTATTGCCGCTCAGCGCTACGAGGATGGGCTAGGGCCAGGCCATCTCGATGAAAAGAAAGACGGAACTCACTTGGTAGATGGGCTCATCTACAACCGTCAGTACGGTGACTACATGGTGTGGGCGGGCTTACTTGATTACTGCAAGCAAGAAAAGTTGCAAGCGGTGATTTTTGTCACATCCGACGTCAAGGATGATTGGTGGCTCGACACACGCGGGAAGGCTGGCAAGAAGCCGCAGCCAGAACTGGTAATGGAAATGCGGCGTGAGGCAGGAGTAAGTGATTTCGGCATGTACACGCTATCAACCTTCGTGGCTAGCGCGAAGAATAGGCTCAAGCTAAAGGTGAAAGATCAGACGATTACCGATGCACTTCAGGCCGAACACGTTATCTCCAAAGATCTGAAAGTCAGCTCTTGGGGAACCATGACGGGGGTAAGTTTTAAAGGCAAGGATGCAAAAGAAGGGTCTTTCGGGAGTGAACTAACGCATGATGACTACAAAACACTTATCAGGCTGATGGATACCGAGCCGACTGTGATGAGCGTTATCGGTGCGGCAGGACTGCGCAGCTCGGGACGCGGCGCGTCGGAGGTTGTGCTCGTAGCAGGTTTGAATTTCATGTCTGAAGGCAAGAGGCCGATTGCTGAAGCCATACTGCGTAGAATGGCGGAGTTTCTTGGAGTTGATTCATGGAGCCTGTACTTTCTGCCTGAGCCTGGCCAAGCGCTGATCGGCCGAAAGGCATTCTTGAAAGATGTCGCTCAGTTCATCACCCCCTTCCTTCCATTAGAAACGAAGGTTGAGTACCTGATCGGGAAGCACACAGGCCCAGGACGTCTTAGCTACTCCTTCGAATCGGGGATCGGTTAATTTCTTTCAAGGGTCAATGCTGTGACGAAACCGCCACCGCCGTCGATGGCGTGGGTGGCTTTGGCCACTAGCCAATCGGTGCCGTCAATCTCAGGTTTGAAACCACTGACGGTCACTGTCTGTTCCGGGTAGATATCGGCACGGCCCACCGCGAGCCGGTAGCTCAGTTGGGCGGTGCCTCGATCCAGTCGTTTGAACTCGGCCTCCGCGTGCTGGCGCGCCTCCTCCGCCGAGGCGTATGTGGCCTGCAGCTTCTTCTCGTTCTCGGGCGTTCCAACCAGCACGCCCGTACGGCGTGCCGCCTTGCGGTCGCCCCAGTAGGCTCGCACGCCGGTGTACTTCTCGCGGTCGGCAACGGTGTAGCGGTGCTGGTCGCCTGAGGCGCGCGTGATCTGCACGCCTGGCAGCGGCTGGCCGCTGGCGGTCGTGCCGGCGCCGATAGGGGCAAAGATCAGTGCCCCGGCCTTGACCGTTGCCATGGCGTCGAAGCGACGGCCCAGCCGGGTAATCAGGTTGATATCGCTTTCGTTGGCTTGGTCGAGGTGGGGAACTGCGATGCTGGCCAGATCCGCGGCGATGGCGGGGCGAAGTGAATGCTCCCCCGCGATGGCGCCGAGAATGTCGCCCAAGGTGGTGTCGTGCCAACTGCGTTCGCGGCGCCGGCGGACAGCACCGGTTAGATCGGCCGACCGCGCGCGAATGGTGATGATGTCGGGGGAGCCGCTGTGCTCCACGTCATCGACCTTGAAGGTGCCTTTGTCGAACAGGCCGCTACCCTCGAAGCCGATAGCCACCTGCAGGGTTACGCCACGGCGCGGCAGGGCCAGCATCCCGTCGTGGTCATGCACACGCAGGTCCACCTGGTCGGCTTCATCGCCCCGGCTCTCGGTCAGCGACAGGTCCAGCAGGCGCGGTGCGAGGCGCTCGGTCAGATCCTTGCCGTCCAGGACAACGCGCCACGCGGGAATCGGGTAAGGGGTGGCCCTCATACGATGGCCTCGCTGGCGCCGTCGTCGTCGCGCTCGAGTTGCATCTGGAAGTCGATCAGGCGCGGGGTGCCGTCGCTGAGCAGCTCGCGCCGCGTCTCGCTGAGGCTGGTCACCAGATAGGCGCCGTAAACGCGGCCGGTTCCCTCCACGAGCGCCTGCGGCCTGCCTTGGTCGGCCAGCTCGCGCAACTTGTCCAGCACCTGCAGGTCCGCCACCAGCTCACCCGCGATGGTGCCCTGCAGGCTGATGGTGTCATCGCCTTGGCCGACATACTGCCGGGCGGCGCGGGCGCCTACGCGCTCACTGCTGGCGTGGCGCCACGTCATCTGGCGCTGCAGTTCGCCGTAGGCGGCGGTGGAAAGGGAAAACACAAACGTGCCCCAGGTCATCATCATGGCGGTGGTCCTCAGTCGCTGAGCCGGGCACCGCGTCGGGTGACCTTCTCGCGCTCGATCTGCTCGATGGCCTGCCGCACCAGATCCGCGATCTTCTGCGAGTCGGCGCCGGCCGGCGGGTGGATATTGATGGTGTAGCTGGAAGCCCCTGTGCTGCTCGCTGCGGCCTGCGCCGCCACCGGGGCAACCACCGGGGCCGCCGCAGCCATGACGGGCAGCGCAGCGGCGCCCAGCGCGAAGCCGGCCGATGCCTGACGCAGCTTGTCGCGGCTGGAAGTGGTGAGTGCGGTACTGGCGTCACTGCCCATTCGCGCGATGCGGCGCTCGCGAAGTTCATCAAGGGGGCTGGGCTGGGCCTCGCTGCCGCGGCCCGGCATCGGCAAGCGCCGTGGCATTTCCGGGCCTACCTGCGTCACGCGCTCGCCGCCGGCGGCCGCTGCATACAGGCGGTCGAAGCTGGCGGCCACGGCGCTATCGCCTCCACGCGCCTGCTGCATCCGCTCGCCGAAACCCGCGCCAGCTTGGGTGATGCGGTCGCCGACGTTCACCACCTGCTGCAGTGGCTCGCTCTGGCTGCGGTCGATGCCGCCGGCCAGGCCCTGCATGGTGAAGTCGCCAAACTGCGCGAACACCCGCGACGGGCTGTGGATGCCGAGCAGTCCCTTGAAGCGGTCCATGACACCCGAGGCGATGCCGGCTACCGCATCCATCGCGGCGCTGCCCTTGGACACGATGCCGTTGACCAGCCCCTGCACCATGTCGATGCCGGCCTGCATCATCTTGGCTGGCCAGCCCATCAGGATCTGGTTGGCGCCCTGCCACATGGCGGTGAGGCCCGAACGGATCTTGTCGCCGTTCATGGTGAACAGACCTACGATCAGCTGCCATGCGCCCTGCAGGTAGCTCCACGCGCCGCCGACGGCATTCTGGATGATCGGCAGCAGGGTGGTGAAGGCCTTCACCAGCCAGCCAACGGCGACAACGGCCATGCGCAAGTTGGCAGTCAGCAGCTGGCCCAGGACCTGACCGAAGCCCCGACCGGCGGAGGTGGCGCCATGCAGCTGCTCGCTGGTGGCCTTCATCGGGGTGAGCAGCTTCTGCACCCAGGCCCAGGCTTTGCCCATGGCATTGGATACCTGCGCCCACACCGGTCCCAGCGGCTCAAGCGCCGTCATCAGTTCGGCCATGATCGGGTTCACCACGTCGAGCACACCCTGCCACACGCCGATCATGAAGGCCTTGATCGGCTGCCAGTACTTCCACACCAGTGCGGCGACCACGGCCACGGCCGCGCCGATGGCCAGCACAGGTAGGCTGATGCCGCCGAGCATCGGCAGCAACATGCGGCCGGCGTTGAGCAGCATCGGAAAGACGCGGCCGCCCAGCGACAGCACCTGGCCGACCAGCTGCTTGATACTGCCGCCGCCACTGAGCAGCAACACGGCCTTGTGCATCTGGGTCAGCGCCATGGCGCCCACGCCGCCGGCGACCAGCAGGCCGCCGATGGCGGCAGCCAGAGCGGTGCCGCCGATGGCCAGCTTGCCGATGGTGGCCACCAGCTGTGGGTTCTTCGTCACCCAATCGGCCAGACGGTCGGCAACCCTGGCCACACGCGCGGCCAGTTCCTTGACCGTGGGCAACAGGGTCTCGCCAAGGCGCTGGGAAAGCACGTTGGCGCTGTTCTTGAGCAGCACCAACCCGTTCTCGGCCGTGCCCGCGCGCGCGGCGTACTCAGCGTTCATCGAGCCGCCGTACTTCTGCGCGTCAGCGACCTTCCCGAAGTTGTCTTTGAGCAGATCGAGGTTGGTCAGCAGCGGAGCGATCGCGCCGATGGATTCGCGGCCGAACAGCTGCGTCATGGTGGCAGCCTGCTCGGCCTTGGGCAGCTGCTTCAACTTCTCCAGGACCTGCAGGATGGCGCCGCCGGCATCGTCCTGCATGGCCTTGCCCATGTCGCTAGCTTTCAGGCCCAGCTTCTCGAACGATCTGACTTGGCGCGCCGTGGCCGCTTCGCCCGAGGACAGTGTGAGCAGCATGTTCTTGATGCCGGTGGCCGACACCTCTGACTCTATGCCCATACCCGCGACGGTGGCGCCCAGCGCGGCCAGGGGGCCACTGCCGAGGCCGGCCACCTCGCCCAGCGCACCGATGCGGTTCACCACCGCGCTGATCTTCTGGACGCTGGCCGAGCCAGTGTTGCCGAGGTAATTGATCTTGTCGGCCAGCACGACCACGTCGTCCTGACCCATGCGGAATGCGGTGCGCCAGGTGGCCATCGTCTGGCCAGCGTCCTCGGCCGTGGTGTCGAACGCCACGCCCATCTTGGCCGCCTCCTCGGCGAAGCGTGTCAGCTCATTGCCGGCGATGCCGGCCTGGCCGGCCGCCGCGACGATCTTGGCGATATCGGTGGGCACCATTGGCAGGCGGCGCGACAGTTCCTCAATGTCGCGGCCCATCTTCTCGAAGCCATCGGGTGTGTCGAAGTCCACCACCTTTTTCACGTCGGCCATGGCCGACTCGAAGCTCATGGCCTGCGCGATGGGCAACGTCTGCGACCGCAGCGCGCTAAAGGAGGCCAGCACCAAGCCTGTGCCGTGAGCGGCAAAGTTCATGCCCGTGCTGTGGATCTTCCGGCTGCGGGCACGCGCTGCGTCAAGCGCGGCCAGTCGCGTGCGTTGTGCTTCCATCTGCTTGGAGGCGGCGGCGATATCGGTGCGCAGTTTGCGTTCGTGTGCACCCAGCTGCCTCGTGCTGATGCCAGCGCGGTCCAGCCCGCTGCGCAGGCGCTGCAGCTCGACTGACTGCTGCTGGTGTTGGCTCTTCAGCTGCCCGGCGGCGGTGCGCGCCTGACTGAACTCGCGCGTGAGGCGCCGAGAGGGGGCGGTTGCGGCGTTCATCTGTCGTGCCAGCTCTGCGACGCGCTGCTGCGCGGCAAGCTGGCTCTTCTCGGTGGCACGCATCGCCTGTTGCTGCTGGCGGTAGGCGCTTACATCGCGCTGTGACGCATTAAGCCTGCGTAGCGTTGCCTGCTGCTCCTGGAGTGCAGTGGACAGCCCCTTGCTACCGGTCATGATCTTCTTGAACGGGGCGCTGGCGCGGTCGAGCGCCTCCAGCACCACCTGCAGCCGAAGGTTGCCGCCGCTCATGCGACGACAACCGGTGCACAGGCTACGGCGCCGTGGTGTCCGTTGGGTCGGCTACCAGTGCGGCGAGGAAGCCACAGAGCGCACTGAATGCCCACACCAGCAGCACGCCGACCGAAGCCAGCAGGAGCAGGGCAATGCAGAGGGCGAGAATGGTGACCATGGGCGGACTGTATCACTGCTGTGCTCCACTTCGTTCATAGGCGCGCTGGCGCCACTGGATCAATTCCGACAGGGACAGGGCCGATAGCTCGGTGAGGGTGAAGGAGAAGATCACCGCGATATCGGCCATCAGATCGTCTACGCCGCTGGGGACACCTTCTCCGCATTCGGCACGAAAAAATCACTCATCACGCGGGCGACTTCGATCAGATCGGCCGGTTCCAGCTTGGCCGCGTCGTTCATAGTCAGCAGCGGCTGGCTGATGCGCGGCAGGACGGTGGTGATCGCGGTTACGTCCATCTGGGCCAGGTCATGCAGCTTGATGCCCCGCAGGTCGCCGGCCGATGGCTTGCGCAGGCGGATCGAGCGGATGACTTCCTCGCCGCGCTTGATCGGGGTTTCCAGCACGATCACGTTCGGGTCGATTGCGTCGGCAGCGGTGGCGGTATCGGTGGTGTGGGTCATGCGGATCTCTCTCAGAAATGGCCCGGCCGCCGGGGCGGCCGGGCAGGGGGACGGGTCAGGCGCCGATGGCCCGGCGCAGGGTGGACTGAAGGTCAACGCCATTGACGATGAAGATCATGGCGACCAGGTCGATCTCGATTTCGGTGCGGCCGTTGACCGTCAGCTTGTAGTAGCTGGCCGAGGTCTTGACGCTGAACTCGGTGTCATCGCCAACCTTGCCGGTGCCCGCGTCGATCTCGCTGTGGCGGCCGCGGATGACGATCTCCACCGCGTCGACGTCGCCGGTGTCCTCGCGCTGGTAGGCGCCGGCGAAGCGCAACTGGACTGCGTTGTGGGACACGGCGCCGTACTGGCGGAGCACGTCCAGCATCAGACCGCCGCATTTCCACTCGGCTTCGATCTTCTCTTGGCCCAGGTCGATGTCGATGGGGCCCAGCATGCCGCCGGCACGGTACTCCTCCATCTTGCGGGTCAGGGTGGGCAACTTGAACTCGGTAACCTGGCCGATATAGCTCAGGCCGTCGTTGAACAGGTTGAGGTTTTTCAGCTTGCGTGGCAGAGCCATGGCAGGGGTTCCTTATGCGGCCTCAGCCGCTGATGCGGGCCGGGAAATCGGCGAAGTAGCGGTCGGTGATGCGCTGGTTGAGCTGCAGGTTCTCCAGCGGCGGCACCGGCGTGTAGTCGAAGTCGATCACCAGCTGGCCGCTGGCGAGCGCCTGCGAGGCGTTGGCCGCGTCGTCGTACCAGGCGCTGGCGCCGATCAGGTAGCCGGCGTAGACCAGCTCGCGGAACTTGGCGTTGATGCTCTCCAGCAGGTCGCGGATGAGCGACGGGTGCAAGGGCTTGTCGATGTAGATCTGCATCGCCTCGGCGATGGTGTCGGCCAGAATCTGCGCGGTCCGGGTGGCCGTCTCGAACTGGAACAGCGGATCATCGCTGCAGGTGCGCGAGCCCCAGAACTTGTAGCCGTTGGAGTTGATGAGGGTGGTCACGGCAGCGGCGTTGAGGACGCCGGCATCGGTGTTGGGGTCCTGCAGATCCCAATGCACGTCGCGGCTGATGCCGGTCACGCCGGCTACCGCGACGTTGGACAGGGACTTATGCCAGCCCTGCTGCTGGTCGATGATCGCGCGCAAGCCGAGGGCGCGGGCGACCGCGTAGGCCATGCCGGTAGACTCGGTGGCGGTGTTGAACGCCACGAAGTCGGGGTAGATCAACATCAATTCACGGTCGGCGAACTCCTCGCGGTATGCGGTAGCGTCTGTGATCGAGGCGCTGGCCGCACAACTGGCATAGACCATCGCGCGCAGCTTCTTGGCGACGATCAACATGGCGGCAGTGACCGGCTGGGTATCCAGACCGGGAGCGCCGAGGATGCGCGGGCGCACGCCCAACTGAGCCTGTGCCACCAGCAGGGCATGCAGGCCGGTGTAGCTGCCGCCGTCGGCGGTACCGATCACCTTGGCAGTGATGGCGCTGTCGGTGTCGCCGCTGGCAACGCGCACGACGACCACAATCGGGTTGCCCTGGTCTGCAATGCCCTGCAACGTGCCGCGCAGGGTGCCGGTCTTGCCGGCCTTGCCGACTGCGCTGAGCACGTCGGTGATCAGCACCGGCCGGTCCAGCGGGAAGGTGTCTTTGTCCGCATCTTCGGCGGTGCAGACGACGCCGATGACGGCAGTGGATATCGTGCGGATCGGGCGCTTGCCGCCGTTGATTTCAATGACGCGAACGCCGTGGTGGTAGCCGCTGGCGGCCATGGGCTTCTCCTTCGGTTAGGTGTGAAAGCGGAGTGGGACGGATAGACGCGTGTTGCGTGAAGCGCCGCTTGGCGCGGCCAGTTGGCCCTGTAGATCGAGGACGAAGGAGCCGGCCACGTCGCCGTGCGCCAGGTCGATACGGGTCAGGCTGATGCGCGGCTCCCACCGCATCAGCGCGGTGGCGGTTGCGCCAAACAGCCGCAGGCGGGTTTCGTCGTTGAACGGCTGGTCGATCAGCTCGGGCAGCAGTGAGCCGTAGTCGCGGCGCTGCAGGCGCGAGCCGATGGGGGTGGTCAGAATGTCGGCAATGGACTGGCGCAGGTGTGCCAGGTCATCGGTGAACATGCCGGTGCGGCCATCCATCCCGATCATGCCGGCGGCCCCGAGGTGCCGCTGCCTGCTTGCACAGCGGAGTGCTTGTGCTTGGTCAGGCTGATGCCGGCGGCGGTCACGTCCTCTGACACCTCGGCCGTGCCGGTGATCGATACCTTGCCTTCAATGCTGGTGGTGCCCTTGATCGTTACGGGGCCGGTGATCGTGGTGCCCCCGTCGGCGGTGATCGCCACGGTTCCGCCGGCCGGCAGGAGCGCTGACAGGGCGTGCGCGGCGTGGTCGTAGCTGACGACGGCGCCATCCTTGAACTGGATGAGGGTCAGGCTGGGATTGTCCGACGGCGCCGGGAACTTCTCGCAGTACAGCCCTCGCAGCACGATGGCGTTGGCAAGATCGCCATCGCAGCACAGCAGTGCGACCTGCTCCCCAGTGCTTGGCGGTGCCCAGGTACGCAGCTCGCCGGCGGCGGCGCTGAACCACGGCAGGAAATCGGTGTGCGCTTCGCCCGTCTGCACGCGGCACAGATGCAGGGCGTGATCGACCTCGGTCACCACGCCGTCGCGGAGCAGGTTGTTGATCTGTTGGGGCAGGGCGCTATCCATGCGCCCATGTTCCCGGTGCTCTTTCGCGCGCGCACGTGGTGCGGGCGGTAGATGGTGTCGCTACAAGGGCAGGCGCATGGCCCGTGCGCCGTCTGGTTGGCTCGGGTCAGGCCGGACCTGCCGACGGTACATCGCTCGGCTTTGGCGGGGCGATACTGACCCAAGCGCCGGCACCGTCGTCGTAGGTGATCAATGCGCTGCGGTCAGAAGGCGGTGCGTGGTCGGTGACGGTAGCGGGCAGGGGCTGCCCGCGCTGCAGCGCCTTTGCAACGCTGCCGTCGGCCTTGTTCCAGGTCGGCCGGTTGCTGTAGTCGGGTAGCAGTATCCACTCGTCGCGCCCGGGATCCCACGCATTGCACTGTGGTGTCGTGCCATCGAGCCGGACGGGCTCGGCCAGAGTGACACCCTCGGGGAGCGGATCGCCGAGGGCCAGACGGTTGGGAACGGGCATCGCCGTGCTCGTAGCCCAAAGCATTCGGTTGCGGTAGTCAGACACCACCTCCCAGCGCTTGCCATCGTCGGACAGGCGAAGCGCCTGGCACTCGGCAGCGGGCTGTAGGGGCGCCACGTCCACGGTGAAATCCGGCAGGTGCCAGGCCCCATCGGGCGACGGTTGCAGGCGTACGGCGCCCATGTGGGCGCGCGTAGCGGGATCGAAGGCGTGGGCAAAGCGGGGTTCATTGGACATGCTCTCGTCCTCAGTGAGTGATGCAGTAGATCATCCGCAGACCAGCTGGCAGGTTGCGGTCCCCGCCGGTGCTGGCCACCGTGACCGTATGGGTGTGCGCGCCAGCGCTGGCGGACGTCGCGCCGTGGCCATGGTCGCCTACCTGCGCGACCGAGATCGTGTGCGCGTGGTTGCCGGCGTGGTTCATGCCGATGTTGTGGCCGTGTCCGCCGGCGCCATCAGTGGTGAAGCTATGCGCATGATTGCCGGCTGGGCTGGTGTAGGGCCAAGGATTGTCGTAGTCGATGTTGCCGCGCGAGCCCATGTGGTTCGCATAGTCAGCACCCCATGGGTACTGTGCGCCGGACTCGGCATAGGCCGTCAGGTGCTGGTGATCGCCTGATGCGGATGTGCCACCGGTGTGGCCATGGTGGCCCTGCTGGTCCGTCCACGCGCCATGGACGTGATCGCCGGCCGCCGCCGCGCTGGCGCTATGGGAATGGGTGCCACCGCCGGCAACAGTGATGGTGTGGCTGTGCGCGCCCGCGCTAGCCGAGCTCGCGGTGTGCGCGTGCCGAATCACCTCGCCGTTGGTGGTGGTGCCTACTGAATTTGCAGTCTGGGTGTGAGTGACCACCGTTCCCTCAACCATCGATGGCAAGTTGAAGGTGGTCTTGCCATCACCCGCACCGTAGATCGTGCCAATCGCAGCGAACAGCGCCGCATACGTCGTGCGCGATACGGCGGCGCCGTTGCAGAGGAGCGTGCCGCTGGGAGCGCTCTTGCCGGCAAACATGATCACCTGGCCCGGGATACGGGTGGCCTTGTGGTTGGGATCAAAATTGCCGGAATGCCACGCCTCCAACCAGCTGGTGCGCACGCCGCTGCGGAAGAACATGCGCGCCTGATCATTAGGCAACGCGATCTGCGCTCGGCCCCATGTGCTGCCGAAATGCAGCACATTGTGCTGGGTGGCGATGGGGGCGTCGGAAGGGCAATTGCCAGCAGAATGGAACGCAGCTCCAAATGCGGTGCGTGGCAGGTGTTCGTCGTAGGTCTTCTTGGCGATCTCGCCATACCAGTTGCCTTTCGCATCAAGCGCGGCCTCAAGGCCCTGCACGTCGCCGATACTGTGCTGGTGCGCAAGGCCCGCCGCGCCGATCTCCGTGAGCGACCAGGTCACATCGGCGCCACCGTTGACTGCCTTGGCGGTGTTGCCGATCCTGATCGTGCGCTGCGCGCCCCAGGTTGAAGTGACAATGTTGGCAGAGCCGTTGAAGGCAACCCCGTTGATGGTGCGGGATACCGCCAGCTTGGTCGCACTGTCTGCATTTCCGGTCAGTTTGCCTCTGAACTCAGTGGCGTTGATCCAGCTTCCGGTGGGATTGAGAACGATCCTGCTTGCATTGGAGACGTTCGTGAGCCGAAGTTCTTTTCCACCTGTGGAGTCGTGAAGCTCTAGAGCTGTCGAGCCGGCGCTACCGGCTTGCTTGAACTGCCATGAGCGCTCCGAGTAGAGCTCACAGAGCACCCGCCCGTCGCCCGACCCCGCACCAATGCGGGCGCCGGTCATCTCCACGAAGCCATTATTTGGAATGACGACTTGGCCGGCGGTACTGGCGGTACCATTCGGTCGCAGATAGATGAAGCCAGCTGCTGCACCAGCGCCCGCACCCAGCACCACACTGCCCGCGGCAGTGCCACGCAGCGTGCCGCCAGCCGAGCCTAACTCGACCGTCTGATCGCTTGGCAGCGACATGCCAAGTGCGAAGGTCTGCCGGCGTCCCCAACGGTTCTCGGTTGAATCGACCAGCTTTCGTAGGTCCCCGACGTAAGCGACCGGCTGTGCTGTGGCGTACAGAATTCCCGCAGGCTCGACGGTAACGTAGGTCTTTACCCCCAGATAGGTTGCGCCGGCGCAGTTGACGACGCGTAGCGTATGGCCGTAGCTGTACTCGCGCTGCTGCAGCCAGAGCGTGACACCTGTGGACTTGCCTGCGCTGTCGCGGTTGAGCGTAAGGCCGATTCGTGAATGCCGTCCCAGCGCCTCTACAAATCCGATTCGACTCTGAAAGATCATGCCGTCGACATGCGCTTGGGTCAGAGCATCAATGGAGTCGCCGAACGAGCGTGTCGATACGGCGACCTGCTCCCATACATAGCGAGGTGTTGAGATGCCGCCATTAGTCAGCTCAAAAAGTAGGATGCTGGCAGCATTGCCTGTCCACGGGAGCGTGCCCAACTTGATCCAGCGCACCTGGGCATTGTTGACCGCAATGGTGTCAGAAAGCTGCACCTGACCGAACTGCGGAAAGTCGGAGGCGTGCATGCCGTCTAGCATATCTGCATCCAACCCCTTGCCGTGTCCGGGATCAATCAGCGCCGCACCCTTCAGTTCCAGCTTGGTGCGGATGGCGGCGGCGGTCGCCAATGCGAGCAGCGTCTTGACGAACGCGGTGGGTGCGCCTGTGCCGAAGCGACCATCAAGGGTGGACTTCAATCCGCGCGGCGTGACGCCACGCGTGGTGTCGGTGCCCGTGGCGGTTTCCGTCTCAGTGGCAAGCTCCAGCACACCGGCGACCTCGGTGGTGGCCGGGGGGTTCAGGAACTCCGTGCTGCCAAACGTGATCTGCGCGGTGTCGATATCGGCGAACACCACATCGGCCGACAGCAGCAGCGTGGAAATACTGGCCTTCTCCATGATCGCGTCGGCCTGGCCGTAGACGGCGAACAGCGTTCCATCGGACAGGTACAGGCCAAAGCCACGCAGCGTGTACTTCTCCGTGCCGCTGTCCTGGAGCGTGACGTGGATCGTATCGGCGGCGACCGACTTGCCGCCGAAGCTGGTCATCCGTTTGAACTCGCCCGGCAGCTGCGTCATTGCCGCAGTCGGCGTGAAGCCAGTGGCGGTGAGGCCGATGTGGGAAATCAGCACAGTGTTGGTGCCGGTGTTTGGATCGTTGACCAGCTTGGCGCGGCCGGCGGTGGTGATCTTCATGCGCATGGGGGGTCAATCTCCGGTCATCGTCAGGCGGCGATAGACCGCCGCTTTGGCACCTGCAACGGTTCCGACTTCGCTGTCGGCCTGAATGCCTTGGGTGAATGTGAAGTGCGAGCGCACGGGCTTGGTACGGTTCACGGCGTCCACGACCTGGTGGACAAACTCGGCTGATGAGTCATGCCCGCCGTCGCCGCTGATGGTCAGAAACAGTTCGAACGTGTGGGGCAGGCCCTGCGGCGTGGACTGCCACCACTCGCGGATCTGGACCTGCCCGCCGAAGCTGCCCACCAGATCGGCGATGCTCTTGGCGGTACCCTTGTGGCGCTGGATCTGGAAGGAACTGGCGATGAGGGCGCGCTTGATGCGCTCCGGCCAGTCGCTGTCCCACGTGTCTACGGAGACACTCCACGCAAGGAACGGCAGGAACTCGGCAGGGCAGTTCCACGGGTTCCAGAGGGTGTCGTGCACCATGGGGATCGCTGACAGCTGAGCGTCGGCGCGCTCCACCGCACGCTCGAGCGCCGTCGCATTGGGCGGCAGAAGGGAGCGGGGGTCAGG